CAAATCAGTCCAGAGGACTTCTGGAAGCAATTACCACAAACGCACTTGATGCTGATGGAAAGAAACTTTCTTTCATGTTAGTGTGTGAAGCATTAAAGTGTATCAAGGAAGCAAATGGAGATATTACCAATATTGTCCTCGGACTTGATTCTACAAGCAGAATGCAGTTAAATGCAGATGCTGTAGCAAACGGTCTTACAATCGTTGAGAGCGGAAGAGATGTTAATGGAATTGCTGTTGATAAGGTGCTTACACCACTTGGAACAGTGTATTTAAGAGACCTGATTTATCTTCCGGCTGGAACGGTTACACTGTTTGACCCGTTCATTATGGGTCCTGTTGAACAGCTCGTACCAGGAAAAGGAAACTTCTTCCTTGAAGAATTAGCAAAGACCGGTGCTGGCACCAAGAAACAGATTTTCGGTCAGATTGGACTTGATCATGGTCCAGAGTGGTATTCTGCTAAGATTACAAATCTGTCTGCAGCGATGCCGACTGATGGAGATATGGCAAGAAAAGTCTATTCCGTTTCAAAGGCAGATTCTGATGAACCTACATCACTTGGAACACTGACAGTTGCATCCGCAGCAGGGAATGTTACTGGAAAGACCAAGATTACCATCACAGAGCCATTGACGGAGGGTAATTCCTACAAATACAAAGTAGGCGAAGCTGAAACAACAGTTAAGCTGGGACAGTCAGTAAGAACATGGAATGCATGGAATGGCACTGATGAAATCGAAGCTGAATCCGGCAAAGTAATTACTATCGTTGAATGCGATAAGGCTTACAATGCGGTTAAAGCAGGACATAATACAGTAACTTCAAAAACAGAGTAGGAGATGAACTTGGATGGAAGAGCTTTTGAAAGAATTGAATATGGC